AGGTTTGGCTTGACCAATATGGTTATGAATGGTTTATAACTGAGAAAAAATTAGCTAAACTTAAAAAGGGAAATATTACTGCGAACTGGTGTCCTGAGACTCAAACAATTGAAGTAATGCGGTTAATAGATGGGAGCATAATGGAGCGACAATCGTTTAGTGATATTGCAGCATTTGATAAGTTTGATAAATTTTTAAATCCTGTTTCATTATGACCATAGGACAAAGAGTTTACTCAAAGCATTACCAGTGCAAGGGTACAGTTGCAAGGATTAAAGATATGAGTGAAGACTATCCAGTTGTAGTTAGTTTCGATAATGGATCAGTTGACTACTATACACTAGATGGTAAAATGTATATTGAGTTTGACGTTAAAGACTTGGAAGATGAAAGAGATTGATATAAAGAAAGTACATCCAAGTTCAGCAGTAATAATGCAAGTGTATAAACGTGATAAATTTACTTGTGTTTATTGTGGTATTAGTGGACAAGATGCTGAATTACAATGTGACCATATACATCCAATTTCAAAAGGTGGTAGTAATCATGTTTCTAATTTAAGGACTTCATGTAGAAAATGTAATCAAGCTAAAGGTGATAAAACAGATTTTAAACATTCTAATATGATAACTTCAAAACAAGAAAACACATATTATTTTAGATACAAAAATACTTGGTATAAAACAGAATCTAATTTAAAAGATAAAACTTTTTTAGTAATAGTAATTGACCCTTTAAAATATGAATATGAAACTAAATTCTTAAATATTGAAGATAAATTAAACATAGATTTTTATACGGATTTTTTGGATTTGTTAATTGCATACGATACAGAATCATGGAATAACGATATTAAAAACGGAACATTATCAGATACTCAAAGAAGAAATCATTTTCAAATGTCCTATTTAAGAATGCTGAATCCTGATGAAGAATTTTATAGTAATTATTTTAAAGGTCATTAACATGAGAAAGATATTTAGACAATTAACAGATGATGAGAAGCTACAAATTGCTGTTCAGTTTCATCTGCAAACACTTGAACGGATGTCGGATAAGTTTAACGTAAGCAAGTCAACAATCCAGCAAGTAGTTACCAACTTTTTCAAAGATAAGCGGATTGACGTAACGGGCTTATCAGTTACTCAGATAATGGATAAGTACAATGTGACGATGGGTAAAGCGATTACGCTACAAATGAAGTTTGATAAGCCATTAGGTGGCAATCTATACTTCGGTCAAGTTAAAGAAGCTATCTACTCAAATGAAGATGAGATGATGATACCTAGTTATTCAGTTAAAGACCTTACAGGATGGGAGGCTGCGATGATATGACCAACGAACAGAAACTACTAGCAGCTCAGCTACTTCCAGTACTTGCAGACTTCTTAGAAGATGTACCAATGCAACAACTAGCTAAGATGAAACGAAATAGACTAGTAACCGAGATACGTTCTTTCGATGCGTTCCTGATGGTAGGTGCTGACTTAGAAGCAATGGATCAACAGATAGCTTTACAACAAGCGTTTAGACAATGGATAAAAGAAAAGATATGAAAGAACATAAATTCCCATACAACTGGACTTTGAAAGATGCAGTTTTTACAAAAGATAAAGGCAAAGTATTTAGCTGTTTTGCTTGTGGAGGTGGCTCAACAATGGGCTATAAACTTGCAGGATTTGACGTGTTGGGCTGTAACGAGATAGACCCTAAAATGATTGAAGCATACAAAACTAATCATAACCCAAAATATGCATACCTTGAACCCATACAAACATTTAAGACCCGCAAAGACTTACCTAGCGAATTGTACAATTTGGATATTCTCGATGGCTCTCCACCTTGTTCATCCTTTAGTATGGCTGGAAATCGTGAAAAAGACTGGGGCAAAGATAAAAAGTTTAGGGAAGGGCAAGCTGAACAAGTATTAGATACATTATTTTTTGACTTTATAGACCTTGCAAAAGAATTACAACCTAAAGTAGTGGTGGCTGAAAATGTTAAAGGATTGTTATTAGGATCCGCTAAAAATTATGTGATGCGCATTTACAAAGCATTTGATGAAGCTGGATATTATTGTCAACACTTTCTACTTAATGCATCTAAAATGGGCGTACCACAAAGAAGAGAACGTGTGTTTTTTATATGTTTACGCAAAGATTTAGCTAGTCAGTTTTTACACATGGAAGATATGTTTACTGAAGTTCCAAAGATTGAAATGGAGTTTAATGAAAAAGAAATACCATTTAAAGATTTTGATAGTGGTAAATTAGGAGGACTTATTTCCCCTTCAATATTAGAACATTGGGAACACGTTAAACCAGGTGAATCAGTTTGTAATTATTTAAGAAGCTTAGGTCACAAAGAAAAGTTTTTTTCTTATAGAAAAGTAAATCCTAATTCACCTTTAAAAACTATATTATCAGATTCTGATAGTGGTGAATTTAGAATAGATTTTCCTAATTACATTCATGATGATGATTTTAAACTTGGTGGATCATATCCAACAGATTATAATTTTGGAAAATTAAAACCAAAATATTTAATCGGTATGTCAGTTCCTCCGGTTATGACTGCACAAGTAGCAAATAATATTTATGAGCAATGGTTAAGTAAACTATAATTTACCACTCATCACCAATAACAACCGTTCATCACAATTACGGTAAACAAGTAAACTAATTGTGTAACTTTACAAAAAACAAAACAATATGAAAACAAAAGACGTTAGCTATCGCATAGCTTACAAAAGTGACCACCTCGGAGTTATTGACTTAGAGGAAATGCTAGAGAATGGTCAATCTCTAATCGTAACCATTAATGAAGTTTGGCACGAACAGGGCGCAGTTGTCGCTGGGAGCAAAGGTAATTTTAACATAGCTTACTTTGCTGAATCAATCAAGCCATTAGTACTTAACGCAACCAATGCCGCAACGATTAGACGCTTGTGTAACGGTGGTGCAAATCTAAACACTTGGAAGCTGCCAGTAACAGTTGAGCTTTACATTGATGCAACAGTTAAAATGAAAGGTCAAATAGTAGGAGGTGTTCGAGTTCGCAAGGCTTTAAACGTAGCACCACAATTAGACGCTACATTAGCTTTAAATGTACTGAGTGGAGCAACTTACTAGAAGATTTAAAAGAGCGTTACATGAGCTTATCTAAAGCCGAGCAAGGTTTGAGTGTTGTAGTAGCAAAAAAGGATGAAATGAAAACTAAATTAAGATGATTACAAGAAAAGATATTATACAAGGCACTCCTGAATGGCACGAGGTCAGATGGGCAAAAGTTGGCGGTACACGATCAAAGGGTTTATTTACTAAAGGTGATACACTATACCTTGAGATGTTAGCAGAATACACTGAGCAATATGTACACGAAGAATCGTATCAATCAGCTGCAATGGAGCGAGGTAATGAGTTAGAACCTGAGGCAATATTTGAAATGATGCAGTATACTGGTGTTCAAGTCGAATCAGTAGGCTGGCTTCAATCAGTTGAGTGTCCTATCTTAGGCATATCACCTGATGCGATTAGTGAAGATGAAACGATATGTTTAGAGGTTAAGTGTCCATCAGCTAAGAAGCACGTTGAAAACTGTCTGAGTTTGGATATACCACTTGATTATGTACATCAATGTGTACATTATTTTACAGTTAATCCTAAACTATCTACTTTGTTCTTTGGATCGTATAGACCTGAAGCTCTTAAACCTTTAAAAGTTTGGTCGATTAATAGAGAAAGTTTTATTAACTTAGGGACAAATGCAAAGCCAGTTCTAAAGTCAGTACAGGAATGGAGTGAGATTGCGTTAAAAGAAGCGCATGAGTTAAATAAACAAATGAATAAAGGAGTAGAATTATTAAGTTTTTAATTATGGAAGTATCAGGAAAGATTAAATTAGTAAACGCTACTCAGGTAGTTAGCGACAAGTTTAGTAAACGTACACTAGTAGTTGTTACTAGTGACACATATCCTCAAGAAATTGAGATACAATTCACTCAGGATAAATGCAGCTTATTGGATGGGTTGTCAGTAGGTGCTGAAGTTACAATCGGAGTAAACTTGCGAGGTCGAATGTGGACCAATCCACAAGGTGAGGAAAAGTACTTTAATACGATTGAAGGTTGGAAGATTGATGCAGCTATTAACCCTGTAAGCAATATGCAACCACCGTTACCAACTTCACCACAAAGCGCACCATTACCAGTTGATGATCTACCGTTTTGAAATGATCCTAACATTGAGCTATTAATTAGCACATTTAACCTAGAAGCCCCTCCATTGTGAGGGGTTTTTTCAGTAATAAAGTTTGGCATCATTTCAACTTTATTACTACTTTATTACTACTTTTTTCTGAGTGTTTACGGGGTACTAAACCGATTTAGTAAAAAAGTAAGAAAAAAAAGCCCAGTCATTATAGATATATTATAATTATACGGTCAAACTTTTTTTATTTTTCAAGGGCAAATATTTTATTACTTTTTTACTATTGCTCTACAAGCCCTATAAACGTTGACTTTTTACAGTAATAAAGTGAGTAATAAAGTATTTTTAACTTTTTACTTTTTTACTGCTTGTTTATTAAATAATTATTTATATATTTGCTTCATAGTTCGATACCACATTATAGAACAAAGGAAGTTATTAAGCTCCTATTAGAAAGTCGAGGTGGTATCCGATGAGTATAATAGGGGCTTTTTTTATTTAATTTAAAGAATATGGAATACGAAGAATTTGTAAAACAAAAAAAACATTTACTAGGTAATTTTGGATTTGACGCTAATTACATACCTGATATGGCTTTTGATTTTCAAAGGCACATTATCGAAACTGCAATTAAAAAAGGTCGAATGGCAATATTTGCCGATACAGGATTAGGAAAGACTTTAATTCAATTGTCAATTGCTAAAAACATTATTCAACATACTAATAAAAAAGTGTTGATATTGACTCCTTTAGCGGTTGCATTTCAATTCTTATTAGAAGCTGAAAAATTAGGTATTGATGATATTGAATATTCTAAAAATGGAAAGCATACAAAAAAGATAGTGGTATGTAATTATGAAAGGTTACATTATTTTAATTCAAACGATTTTGAAGGTGTTATACTAGACGAAAGTTCTATACTTAAAAACTTTGATGGTCAAATTAAAAACCAAGTAAATACTTTTATTAAAAAAATACCTTATCGTTATTGCTCAACTGCAACACCCTCGCCTAATGACTTTATAGAACTTGGTACAACAAGCGAGGCACTTGGTTACATGGGTTATATGGATATGCTAGGTAAGTTCTTTAAAAACAATCAAGGGTCTATTGATGGTAGAAATAGAAATGTAGGAGAAAAGTTTTATCTTAAACCACACGCTGAAAACGATTTCTTTGCATGGGTCAATCAATGGGCTATGATGGTTAAGATGCCTAGCGACTTAGGTTTTTCTAATGATCGTTATGTACTACCTGAATTGATTATTAATAAACACGTTGTAGAAAATAAAAGTCAGATAGCTATTGATGGTCAGATTCAAATGTTTAATATTGTAGCTAAGAACTTTAATGAGATACGATACGAACAAAAGAATACAGAATTAGAAAGATGTGAAAAGGCTATTGAATTAGCACAATGTAAAACTTCTGTTTATTGGTGTAATACTAACAACGAAAGTAAACTACTTAGAGAAATGGATTCAAATGCTGTTGAAATTATAGGTAGTCAATCAATCGAAAAGAAAGAAGAAATACTATTAGCGTTTGCAAACGGTGAAATTGAAAGACTAATCACTAAAGCTAAAATGACTTCAATGGGTTTGAACTGGCAACATTGTAATCATTCTGTATTTTTCCCTACGTTTAGTTATGAACAGTACTATCAAGCTATTAGACGTTTTTGGAGATTTGGTCAAACTAAAGACGTAACTATTGATATGGTTATATCAGATGGTCAAACAAGAGTAGTTGAAGCTTTACAGCAGAAAACACAAAAAGCAATACAATTACATGAGAATTTAACTCAGAATGTAAACCGTTCATTTGAACACGTAACAAAAGAATTTAACAAAGAAATAATTAAACCTTCATTTTTATAATCATGGAAAACAAAGTAAAAGATCAAACCATCACAGAAAACTATGCTATTTATAATAGCGACTGTATGTTAGTAATGCCAACTTTAGCAGATGAAAGCATCGACTTATCAGTATATTCACCACCATTTGCAGGATTGTATAATTACAGTTCAAGTGAATTAGACTTTAGCAACTGCGAAAGTAAAGAACAGTTTTTAGAACAATATGAGTATCTAATTAAAGAGGTGGCAAGGGTAACAAAAGCTGGTAGGATTACAGCCGTTCATTGTACCGATGTATTCGATAATACTTGTAGGTTGTGGGATTTCCCAAATGAAATAATTAGGCTTCATACTAAATATGGTTTTGAATATCGTAACCGTATAACTATTTGGAAAGAGCCTTTACAGGTTCGTATGCGTACAATGGTACAATCATTAATGCATAAGTTTATTATGGAAGATTCTACAAAGTGTTTTACAGCTATGCCTGACTATGTATTAGTATTTACAAAGAAAGGTGAAAACAAAGTACCTGTAACTCATCCATTTGGAATTAATCATTATGCAGGTGAAACTCCAATACTACCTAATATTTTAAGAGCGTGGAATAATGCAAACAATTCTAAATTAAACGCTGAAGAATTATGGCAACATCTAAATTCAATTAATGAAGATGATAATGTTACAAAACTAAATCACTATATTTGGCAGCGTTACGCATCTTCTGTTTGGGATGATATTAGAATCGGTAATGTATTACCCTTTAAAGATTCTAAAGAAGAAGATGATGAGAAACACGTACACCCTCTACAATTAGATGTAATTGACCGTATTGTTGAATTATACTCTAATCCTAATGAAGTTGTATTAACTCCATTTATGGGTGTTGGTAGTGAGGTATTTAGTCCTGTTTCAATGGGGCGTAAAGCTATCGGTATTGAATTAAAAGATAGCTACTATAAACAAGCTATACTTAATTGTCAAGAAGCTACAAAGCGATTTAAAGCAAGTGTAAAGCAAATTAGTTTAATAGATCAAATAGAAGAATTAGAATTATGACAGACGATATATTTTGGTCAACTGCTGAGAATGGAAGGGTAACACTTAACAACTTTCTTTTTAAGTCATGGCTTGAACGCAACTCTTTTTTCAAGAATTACCCTAACCAACGAAGTGATTACAACTTCATAAAGAAAGAGGGTATATTTTTAGAGATTAAAGAAGATGTACAGATTAAAGACTTTGTACTGGATTACATTCTAAAGAGTAACTTTGATGAAAAGGTATTCAATATGATAAGCTCCAGAACTTCAATATTTAAGCGTGACTTTCTTTCGTTAATCAATACTGAAGAAATCAAAGTACTGAGAGATACTAAAGATAAATGCTATCTATTCTTTCAAAATGGTATTGCAGAAGTTACTCCTAATGAAACGGTATTAAGAAGCTATGCAGAATACAATGTTAACGTTTGGAAAGACCAAGTTATTAAACGTGACTACATACAGTCTGACCATCACGATAGTGAGTACCGTAAATTCATTTGGAAAATAAGCGGTGAAGATGTTGAACGTTATAACTCATTTCAAAGTGCTATTGGTTACTTGTTACACAGTTATAATACATCTCCAATCAGTAGAGCTATAATTTTAAACGATGAATTGATTAGTGACGATCCAAACGGAAGAAGTGGTAAAGGTTTATTTTGGAATGCTATAAGCAATTTAAAGAAAGTAACTTCAATAAATGGTAAAGGATTTACTTTTAATTCACCGTTTCCGTATCAATCAGTTCAAACTGACTGCCAGTTATTAGTGTTTGATGATGTTAATAAAGGCTTTCAATTCGATAAACTATTTAGTGTAATTACTGAAGGCATTGATATAACTTACAAGGGTGAGAATACTATTAAGCTACCAATAAGTGAAAGCCCAAAAATATTAATAACAACTAACTATACTTTAAAAGGATCAGGAGGTTCACACGATGCACGTAAGTTTGAATTAGAACTAAGTACTTTCTTTAACTCATTACATACACCAATCGACTTCTTTGGTCATAGATTGTTTGATGATTGGAATGAGTTGGAATGGGCTAGGTTTGACAGCTACATGATGGAATGTATTAAGAAGTATCTTAAAAGCGGTCTAGTACCTTACAAAGCTATTAGTTTACCATTTAAGAAGTTGAAATTAGAAATAAGTAACCAGTTGTTTGAGTGTATTGAGATGATAACTAAAGATGAATGGGTTAACGCTGATGACTTTTACAATACTTACTTATCAAATATGCAACGAAAGTTTGATGCTAAGACTAAAAACATGGTGACAAAGCACGTTAAGAAGTATTGCGAGTTTTATGGCTTAGACTATGATAGTCAACTAAGCAACGGAGTTAAAAAATTTATAATTAAAAACAGAACGATATGAGTGAAGAAAGAACAGCAACAGGATTAGGATTTCCAACAGTAGGAAATGCTCAACAGTTTAGTGAAGGTACTAAAATGCTTAGTATTAAAAAACTGATGGAAGAAGAAGTTAAGTTTGCTAAAATCTTATTAGAAGATAAAGGATTTGATAACGGTGCATTCCTAAAAATAGAGATTCAAAAAGCCGAATACGAACTAAGGCAAATCATTAACAGAACTGAGCGCACATTAATTGAGGAGCAAGGTAAAGACTTACCTAATCAGGTTAGGATTGATTCGGTACACAAGACGTACAACTCGCTACTATTCATTTGGCGTAGAATGATGAAACAAAGTGCAAGGATAAATGAACTAGAATTAGAAGTTAAACGATTGAAGGAAAGATGACCAAAGCAAACAAACAACGCTTACTAGACCACCATTACAAACAGATGGCGGTGAAGTATCCTAACTTCCCACCTCACGCTATACCTAGCAAGACATGGAGCGACACGAGTGCAAACGGATTGACTAAATGTGTGATTGATTTAATCAACTACGAAGGTTATCAAGCTGAACGGATATCTACACAAGGAACGTATGTTGAGGGTGCAAAGATTCAGGTAGGCGAGAACGAACGCCAGTTGAAAGGTAAGTACATTCCAACGCAAGGAACTAAAGGCTCAGCAGATATAAGCGCAACGATTAGAGGAAGGTCGGTTAAGATTGAGATTAAACAAAAGGACAGACAAAGCGAGGTGCAGAAACAATATCAGGAATCAATTGAACGTGCTGGAGGTATTTACATTATAGTTAGAAGCTTCGATGAGTTTGTTGAGTGGTTTGATGAGTTTACAATAAATAATTAATATATTTGAAACATGGCTGACATAACAAAATGCAAAGGCGAGGGCTGCCCAATTAAAGAAAGCTGTTACCAATTCACAGCTCAGGCAAGTGAGAGACAAAGCTACTTCTTCACACCTCCATTCGATGGCAAGACTTGTGAGATGTACTGGGGTAAGCAATCGGAATCTATTTACAATCAACTTAAAAATATAACGGATGAAACCAAATGAATTAAGAATAGGAAATTATATATATTTTGAAGATGAATTATTAAAATTTGATTTTGAAATGGGATGGAACTTTGATTATATTAAACCAATCCCACTTACAGAAGAATGGTTGTTGAAGTTTGGATTTGTTGATGGTAGTTATTTATACAAGAACTATAAAGTAAAAGCTGGTGACTATTGGAACTCAGTTAAATTTTATGAAGGCGAATGGTGTTATAATAATGATGATTCAGATGCTGCATGCTACTTTTTAACTACTATTAAATACGTTCACCAACTACAAAACCTTTACTTTGCACTAACAAATGAAGAACTATGAAAATAACAATTGAATACGATGACCAAGAAGATGCTAAGTTAGCAATGGAAGCATTTGATTGGAAACATACAGTAATGCAGCTTGACGATTTACTAAGGTCAACTACTAAGCATGGATTTTACCAAGGTCGAGAAGCTACATCTGAAGAGTTAGATATGGCTGATTATTTAAGAGAACAAATCAGAGAGTTTGCAAACGATAACAATTTAACACTATGAAACTGCACAATTTTACAGGAACACAAACCTCATTCGAGATAAGACTAGAGGATGATATCGAAGTAAGCTACTGCGACTTTACCCTGCGACCTGACTACATTAAGATTCATTCAATTGAGTTCGTGCATGAGGAGGATGCTGACTTAGTTAACCTAGAGCTGTTAGCCAAGACCATGTATGAGTATATTGACTGGTCAGAGATGCAACAAGACGCATTCGATACTTACCAGCAAGCGTGTGAGGATAATCTAAGGGAGTTATGACAGCACAACTTAGAGCGCAGCAAATGGTTAACGATCATGGATTAGTTGAAGCTATGATTAGGTGCAAGAAGATTTTAGCGGTGGTCCATGAGAATGTAGAACTTGATCCAACAGAAGCAAATTCAAATCTTTTAAATTATTGGACCGATGTTATGAATTTTTTACTTACATTAGTTGCGTGAATAAAGAAGAGATTGACCTATATTTTCAAACGAACTGGAATGAAATCCAATCCGTAGTTAAAGTCAACTCTTCTAAATGTGCAACGATAAACGTGTCAGACATCACAACCGAAATATATTTAACGTGCATCAACAGAGCCGCTAAGATTCCAAATGAAAGGAGTTTAGGCGGCTTTATTCGTATGGTATCTGCTAACACTTACAAGTGGAATAATTCAGAATTTAATATAAATAACAAGATTCTCGCAAACGAATTGCTAAATGATAACATATATATGGAGGATGATGAAGTTATAGATAACCATTATCAAAATAGGTTATACGCCATTGAGATGTACCGGTTAAATGCAGAGCCACATGAACTTAGATTCTTGGATATTTATCTAGTCAAGAAGATAACAACTGTTAGAGGATTGGTTAAACATCTGAATATATCTCATCATGGAGCTTACACAATAATTAAGGATTTTAAACGTAAATTAAAGGAATATGAAAGGCAAGTTGAAATTAGTTAAGGGAGTCGAAGTCACTCCGAAAGTTGTTGATCTAACTAAGTTAAAATTAAAGGAATTAAGAGAGTTATTCCCTGATGTTAAGGCAACATCAACTAAAGAGTTTTTATCTGAATTAGAGCAAGATGTACAAGCTGAAGATTAAACAAGGCGAGAATACCATCATCAGAAAGCGTGGTGGATTCCAAGAAACAATTGTTGGAGGGTATTTCTATACTCAGGAGAAACTAGAGAAGTTATACAACGATGGTCATAAGAACTTAGTAAGTTATACTAAACCAAAGAAAGTGGAGGAGGATAAAGATGGCGAAGCATAAATACATAGAAAGCCCTGAGAAGATGATGGAGTTATTTGAAGCGTATAAATATGCGACAAAGAACAATCCATTTTTAGTTCAGGATTATGTAGGTAAGGATGGTGAAATGGTTTATCGTGAAAGAGAAAGACCGTTAACATTCGAAGGCTTTAAGAATTATGCACGAAAAGAAGTAGGTTGTATTAAGCAATATTTCGATAATGAAGATGGTCGATACAACGAATATATGACTATCTGTCATGCGTGTAAGGAAGAAATTAGACAGGATCAAATCGAGGGAGGCATGGCTAGTGTTTACAACGCATCAATTACACAACGATTAAACGGACTAGCTGATAAGAAAGAACTGGATGTTAAAGGTGAGCCACGAATATTTAACTTATGACCGATAGAGAAATGATTGCAGAAGTTAAAGAAGAACTAGAGGTTAGATTTATGCCTACTAGATTGAAGATTGACAAATTAGCTTCTATTCAATCATTACTAACTTTAACCAAGCCAGTACTAAACGGATTCACAGATGAGCAGAAATGGGAATCAGTTTGGGATGATAACGAGATGACAGCTATCAAGGAGAAAATACTAATTATCATTAGAGACTTATAATGGCTTTTGAGGTTACCACATCACTTAGAAAAATGCTTGACATGAAAGCCCGTAAAAAGGTTATTCAAGGAGCTACATCTAGTGGTAAGACTTATGGAATCATTCCTATTATTTATGATAAATGCCTAGCAACACCACGTTTAAAAGTTACGGTTGTAGCTGAAACACTCCCAGCTGTTAAAGAGGGTTGTGTTGATATATTCAAAAACTTTATGATGGACGAAGGCAGATGGATGGATGAGCAATGGAACGCAACCGAGTTAGTTTATACTTCACTAAACAAATCAAAAATACAGTTCAAATCATTCGATTCAGTAGGTAAAGCTAAGGCAGCTGGTAAGCGAGATATACTATTTTTAAACGAGGGTAACCATATTCCTTATCCTATTGCAGATGCTTTAATAATTAGATCGCAAGAAGTTTGGATTGACTTTAACGCTGATAGTGAATTTTGGGCGCATACTGAGATATTACAACAACCTAACTCGGAGTTTTTAAAACTTACCTACCTAGACAACGAAGCAATACCAAGCCCAACTTTGGAGGATTTACTCTATAAGAAGATGAAAGCTGAGCAAGAAGATGCTAGAGGTCAAAGGGGGTATTGGTGGAATTGGTGGCAAGTGTACGGACTTGGGGAGATTGGCAACTTGCAAGGTGTTGTGTTTAATAATTGGCAGCAAGTTGATAAGATTCCAGAGTATGCAAAGTTGCTAGGTTATGGACTAGATTACGGTTATCGTAACGATCCAACTGCATTGGTGGCTATTTACTACGCTGATAATATCTACTACCTAGATGAATTGATATATCAAACAGGGTTACTTAATCAAGCTATTTCTAATAAGATGATTGAATTAGGTGTTGACCGGTACACAACGATAACGGGAGATAGTGCTGAAATGAAATCCAATGACGAGCTTCAAACTTTAGGTTGGCGAATGCAAGACGCAAAGAAGGGAGCAGATTCTATTGTGTACGGGGTGAGTAGGATGCAAGAGCTTGACCTTAGAGTAACGTCACGAAGTTTAAACCTTATCAATGAGTTTAGGAAATACACCTGGGCGACTGATAGGGATGGAAATGCAACGAATAAACCAATAGATAATTACAATCACGCTATTGACGCGATACGTTACTATTTCCAGACAAATACATTCAGTCCTGATGCCCCTAGATTTTTTGTTTAACAAACTTATTTTTTCTACATATAAGATATATGGCAACTCAGAATGATGTATGGAGGCGAATAGGTACAGCAACTAGAGTATTTAATACTGAGATAAAGAAAGAAATCATTAGACAGCACGCAGTAGATACTGGTTTAATGAAGAACGTTACTAGAGTTGTCAGAGTGAAATGGGATGTAATGACTAATGACATACAACTAGAGATAGATGGAAATAGAGCTTTTTATTATATCTATGTTGATGAGGGTTATAGTAAGAAGTGGAAGGGTGGCAAAGTTAAACGTGATTTGACTAAGGCATTTATGAAGCGTGAGAAAGTACTAGACCAAATAGAAAAAATAGCAGCTATAAGCATGGAATACCAAATAGACCAAACCTTTAGATAATGGCAATTACAACACTAGCAACACCACAATTTTTAACACCTTCGTATAATCCTATGTACTTTTATTTTGATAGTACTGTGAGTAATGAGTTAGGATTTAGATACATTATAACCGTAACCAACGATACAACTTCGGAGGTGATTGGAACGTATAAGCTCAAGCCTATTCCAAGTACTTTGTATGGTGAGATTGATATAGCTAAATTAGTACAAACACAATTGTATAATGATTTTAGACAATTAACATCTTATATTGCAGATGGTCACCAAGTAAGCTATACAGTTACAGTAGATGAGAGTTACTATGTTTCTTTAGACTTTACGGATTACGGTTTCGCTGGTGCATCAACTTGGGCAAACTTCTCAAATCCTTCAATCAATCCAAACGGATTCTCACGAACAATGTTAGCTCAAGGTTCTGCTCCAATTTATTCAGCTGGAGATGTTATTCTAGTTGAGCAAGCACCAAGCGTAAATTTTCGACCTGAGTTAGATGGCATTCATACGGTGTTAGATGTATTTCTTTCGGCTGGTATTTATTATACTGTTTTGGATTTGGGATGGATTGGATCGGGTGGAGTAAGTGCTGGTGTATCTTCATTTGCGGATGGTCAAAAAACAACTATAAGCGGAATTACAACAAGCGTTCAAAAAGCATACAAGGGTGCGTTTGGATTTATGGTGTTTAAAGATTACAACCATACTGACTATATTTGTGATGGTGATTTTAAGTTATTCTTAACAACGCTTACAAAGGATATAAGAATAAGCCGAAATATGTCAACTTGGCTTAGTTGTTACTTGGATAATGCCGCAACACATAACGTGGTGTTTAATATTGAAGGTACACTTTACAGATATCCTTTAACAGCAATGGCATCAAAGGTAGTTCTATTTGATGCGCTTCCAAGCACAGGAATAATCACAGAAGAATTTAGCGGTACATGGATTCCATTTGTAGGCACGATTGATTTAACAAACGTAACAAGCTATACGGTACAAATCGAAACGAATGCGGGTGTTGTTAAGTCAGAAGAGAAGACGATTACTCTATACAACGAATGTGATGAGCATACAACGTATGATA